GTGGCGGGACTGCGGAAAGCACTTGCCGCCGCCATACGCCAGAACGAACACGACATGCTGATGACCGGAGAAGAACTTCGCGCCGCCCGCGCAGCACTCGGAGACAGCGCCCCTACGACGCCACCCCCTTCGACTTCTCCACAGTCCTGAGAGTCCCTAAGCCCAGCATCCCGCCCAGCACGTACATCAGCACCTCGGTGTCGATGGCTGGCGGGTCCGGCCACCCCTTGATCCGGGCGACGTAGACAAAGACGCTCTGACCCACTGCCGCCCACAGGAACCCGATGCCGCAGCACCAGCCTACGAAGGGCCTCCAGCCCGATACAAAGATGCTGGTGTGAGTAGCCTCCCTTGCGTTGATCTCCAACTGACCCATGACCCGCTGGAGGTCCTGAGTCTGCAGCAGCACCATCATGTCCAGCTCAGCCTTCGCCTTCGCCGCAGGATCTGGGAACAGATTATCAATCAGCCGCTTGCCGACTTCGAGAATCGGTCCTAGGATCAGTGGATTCATTTACGCCTCCAAGATATTCTTCGCCACCCTTCGCGCCCATCCCTTCCCGTGCGCTTCCCAATTCTTCAGGTTTGTCATGAACAGCAGTCGATGGGCGTTGAAGTGCGCGACCAGTCTCACCGGGTTCGTGTCGTTCAGGGCTTGCAGTGTCCGCGGCCCGATAATCCCATCTGGCACAGCGCCCACCGCATTCTGCAGCGTACAGATTGCGGGCTTCACCCCACTGTTCACCGCCATGTCAAACAGGTCAAACTTCGCTGCCACGGGCACCGCGTCGCAACCGGCGGCCCACCAAAAATCCTTCCGGTAGATTTCTTTCGCCCGTTCCAGCGTCATGTTCGGAATGTCCTCTCGCGGGTAGCTGCGTTTCGACACCCCGAACTTCGTCTCACCGCCCGGGTCTTCAGGGTCGTTCACATACCCTCCCTCATGCCCGATCAGCCGTTCAAACGCTAAATCAAAGTTCATTTTGGCCTCAGATTCAGCCCGCGGGCCTGAAAGTAATCCAGCAACACATACCCCACCGCGACCAGGGCCATCCAGACCAGCCCGGTAAAGGTCTTCTCAATAATCGCCTCCCGCAAGCGCAAGCGCTGCGCCTCCACTTGAATCGCAAGACGGACCCAGCGAAGCTCCTCTTCATTCAGCGTCGCCGGCTGAGAGTCCTGAAGCGCCTTGACAATCTCTGAAACAAAAGCCTCGCGATCAATACTCGTGCGACGCTCCGGACCTTCATAGGTTTGTCCACTCACAGCGGCCACCTTCCGGCCTTGCGGTCAGCCCTTGCTCTGCGTTTCCACTGTACGCAGAACCACCAGTCTTGCAATCGTTTAAGCATGTTCAGTTCCCCGCCATGATCTGCCAGTTGGCGCCATCGGATACTAGCTTGGCCCACTTACCTGCCGTAGCCGCTAGGATCGCCGTGCCGGCTGCACCGCCTATCAGTGGTACCACGTTAGACGAAGCTGAGATCGCAGTAAAGGCGACGGTCGTCTTCAGGGTGATAACACGTCCGGGAAAGGATGCCGCAGCGGGTAGCGTAACTGTACAGCCTGAACCGTTAAAGATCACATCATTGTCAGTATTCGCAATCGTGTACGTAGCGCCGGCCTGCACGCTAGGCACCGTTGCTCCGAACCAGGTGTTCATTACCCGCACGCCGCTGACGTTGGGGCCACCAAGCTGCACGGCGTTGTTTACGTCCAAGCCGATCAGGTTGTAGTTCGCAGTGTTACCGGCGTTCCTAGCCACGATGTAGTTGACGTTGGCCAAGCGAATCGCACTGCCTGTGTCGATGTTCGCGCCGTTAAGGTCAATTGCAAAAGTTGAAATCCGTCCGCCCAGGACAAATCCAACTGTGGCATTGCAATCTGCTGTGAAGATTGAGTACCACTCCGCCGTGCCGGTCAGCCGATCGCCGAAGGCAAATGAATTGGCCGATCCATAGATCGCATCAGTTCCATTCGCCCCGATACTCCCCGTAGTGTTACTAAACGTAATCGCTGCCACGTCATCATAGGGCACATTGTTACGCGCAAAGCTCGGCACCACAGAGCAATGCAAGGCGTACAAAACCCCGCGTTCCCCTGCAGTAATACCTGCAATATCCCGCGCTTCAAAGTACGCGTTGGTCGTGCCGATATAGGTTGTATTGTCACCCTTACTCGCGGTGACTACACGGAATGTGTGCTGAATACTCGCGGGCGAGGTAACGGTCCGGTAGATCTGTGCGATCTCATTATCCGGGTAGCCGAACATATTGCCGTCGCCGACCTCGTAACCCTTCATCCCAATGGTCGCGTTAAGAGCCGCTGTCGCGGCGTTAAAGTTAGCGGTGCTGCTGTAATCCGAGCTGCTCGCGATGTCGTTCAACTTCGCTTGCGCCGTTCGCGTAACAGCCCCGGTGCCACTCGCCTTCGATTGCAAGAGCGCTGCGCCGCGAGCTGCGTCGCCGTTTCCGTAGCGGAGATTGTTGACATCGTTCAGCCAGGCGGCTACGATGCGATTTGCTTGGGAAAGATCCCCGTCAATGAAAGTGGTGTCAGACATAGGTCCTCACGGTGTGAAGTAATCGTCGATGTACATGGGGCTTAGGTACCCCGGAGTTGCGCAGCCCGGGCCTGCTTCGCCGGGAATTGCAGATACGCTTTGAGGAGTGCAGCGAGCAGCGAAGACATCCGCCGGCATCGGCTGTACCCACGGAGGAGTTTGAATATCCGCTTGGGCCCTAACAAAATCTTGCGGCTGTCTTGCCTCCCAATGCTCAGGGCAAACGTAATACCCTTGCCAGTGCCGTTTGAGCTGGGACGCCTTTCGCTTCCTCCCGCATTCATAGCAGACGGTGTTCCAGCCGCCCTCTTCGTAATAGTGATCAGCGATTCCCATAATTCGCCCCGATTATGTATTGATAATTCGCGCGCATCATTGCCCCTGCTCCGCTTTCTCTTTCCTCTCCAGCCGCTTGCGCTCAAGGTATTCCTTCGCCTCGTCGGAGAGGACCTCGCCGGTTCCGGCTGGCTTGCCTTTATTCGCGAGCTTCTTCTCCGCAATTTCCCGCTTGACGTTCCCGTCGAAGGCGCGGTCGTACAGCGGGCGGCCGATCAGCGGGGTGTACGAGATCGCCTTTTCCCTCCCTGCGAGGATGTCCTCGATTACCTTCAACGGAGGCGTAACCGCCGCCACGCCGCTTTCAACCACCTTCCCTTGGCCAATCCGATCAGTCGTGTAGCGGTTGAGGCCGAAGGTCTTAAACACGTTCTCGACCAGGGCAGGGGTGGAGAGGACATCAACCTCGCGGCCGCTCAGCCAATCCTTGATCGCGTCGCCGGGGACGTTGGAGAATGCGTAGAGGGTAGCCAGTGCGCCGAGGTTCTTGAGCCCGAGCATCGCCTTCTTCAAGTTACCCGAGAAAATGTTATCATAGGCATCGCGGCGCACGATATCCGCTTGCTTAAGCATGTACGTCTTGAGCTGATACAGCAACCGCCCGTTGGGGTGCTCCAGGTACGCTTGTGGCAGCTCGGCCCGCGAGATCGGTTGAATGTCGGAGAGAGTCTCAAACGCCAACCGCTGCGTTCGGGGGGTCAGCGCATTCGCCTGCAGATCGGCAATCAATTGCGGCATCTCCCCTTCGAACGCATACCCGTACTTCTCGGCCAGTGCCACTTGCCCCTTCGCCGTCCGCGCCTGCCCCCGTGCCTTTGCCAGGGCCGCGTTCATATTCACCTGCTTCGCGAACAGGTCAATCGCCTGGAACCCCGAGTACCGCAGGACGTTGTGCAGCACCTTCCCCGACGCGCTGCGATCGGACAGTTCCTCCGCGAGATGGTTGACGAGTCCGAGTTCCTTCGGCGTAACCTTGCTCTTCCCGCGGACAGTCTCCACCACCCCCTGCAGCGTGGGGCCGAGGCCAAAATGGTAGATCGACGCGAGTGAATCCCCGATCTGCGTGGCGGCGGAAGCGAACTGACCCAGCAACGCCCCGTTTGTCAGGTTCCGCACCAGCGCCAACCCCTGGTTCATTCCCTTCTCCCCGCCCTGGAACCGCGCTTGCAGGATGTCCTTGATCTCCATCGCTTGCTTCGGAGTGATCTTCCCCGCGTCGAGGAGGTTCGCAGTCAGATTCCCGATCGACTCATCCACGTTCGTGAACTTCTTCTGCCCCTTCGCGTTCACCTTCAGGTCGCGCCCGAAGAACCGAGCAGTTTCAATGTCCGTAATTGAGCCGGAGAGATAGCGCAGGAGGGACTCCGCGGGCGTTTCGTAGAACGGCTGCAGTTTGTCCGTCACCTCCTTAATCTTCCGGTTCATCGCGTAGCCGGGAAGGTGGGAAGTTGCGGGCGACTGGAACAGGTAGCGGTTAGTGACGACACTTTCCTCCACGTCCGTCAGTGCCCGCTTCTCCTTCCGCATCATCTTCGCGTTGGCTTCGGCAAGGGCTTTGTCCAGCCCCTCGCGCACGGTAGGATCGGCCTTGCCCAGGGCAGTCCGCAACCCCTCCATATCCTTCACGATGCGCGGGAAGTATTCCCCCACCCCTTCCGCGAACCGGCCGAGTCCTTGCAGCTGCCCCTCGATATTCTTGAGGGTCGCCTGGACCTTCGGGTACGTCGCGGCCAGGGCAGGGATTGTCTTCAGCGCGCTGAGCTTCCCGTTTAACAGGTCCCGCGCGATCAGGTCCTGCACCGCCGCCGGCTGCTTCCGCAGGGCGTCCAGGAACGGCGTCACCTGGTCGTAGACTGTATCCACCGCCTTCAACACCCGGAGTTCGTGCAAGCGCAGGCGGCCCTTGAGTTCCGGCGCGATCTTGCCGAGGCGGGTGGAGATTAGCCCGAGTGCCCAATCGGGGGACTTGATCGCTTGTTTGACCACCCGCCGGCCTGCCGCGGACACCAGCAACCCGCCGCCGATGGCTCCGTAGATGCCTGCACGCAGGGGGGATTCCTCGTCCAGCAATGCTCCGAGGGTCCCTCCCGCGGTTACGGCTGCGAGGGTGAAGATCTGCTCGGGGGTGGCATTGCCGCGCTGGTTGCCGCAGTACATGTCACGAGGGCTCTTCGGTCCATTCACTTCAACCGGAGGCTTACCCTCCGCCTTGCGAATCTGGTTCACGGCGTCCAGCATCTGCGGAATCAAGCCGGGATTTTGCGGCAAGTCATAAGCAAAGGGATCGCGCAGAATTCCCGCAACTTCGTTCAGATCAAAGCGATCCGTCCGTCCAGTTCGCGGATTCATGACTTCAATTTCCTGCCGACGCAGCTGATCGTAGTCCGTCCAGTCATCCTTACGCGAGGCTTCGTCTAGCCGCCTTGCCAGCTCGGTCGCGTCAAACGCCTCCCGCATTGGCTTGACCCAGCCGGTTACTTCTGCCGCCGTGTGATAGCGATCTCCGATCTTGACGATCCCCGCATTGTCCAAGTCCCGCACCTCCCCCCACTCCCGCGAGTTTAAGAAGTCCGCGATCTGTTGCTGGTAGCGTTCGGGCACAGGGGCGTTGCCCTTGCCGCGGATTTGGAGAACTCGTGCGGGCGGCGGTCCCACGTCCCAATTAAGTTTTTCTTCTGGCGTGCCTAGGTTGCGCGCAAAGTTGTTCATCTCCGCGCGTTGAGCTTGCAGTTCTTTGAGCCCTCCATTGCCCGCATCAATCTCCACCGTCACATGGCTCATCCCCTTCGAGTCCCGCAGCGACAGAATCTCCGCATCCCCGCGCTTGATCGCGTCCCAGCCACCGAGGCCGTAGTTCGGATCGCCGGAAGAAAAGCGCGCTTCAGTCATACCCTTCTCAGAGTCAGGTACCCAATCAGGGTGAGCAGCTTTGTCGGCAAGAAATGCTTGATACTCAGGAGTCGCCGCTACAACCTCAGGCCTTGGATTTGGCCCTAAGCGTCGTCCAACTTCAGCTGGCATTACATGCCGATACCAGTCCGTGGGGTTGAAAGGCACAGCCGCTTTGTGCGGCTCATACCCCCGCACGCTATGCCCCATCACCGTACTCTCATGCGCAAAATCCCCCGGCTTGTCCAGCTTCACCAGCTTCAGCCCCGTCCCTGGGAAGTCCATCGCGACGGTCATCTGCTCCATACGCTTGAGGGCAGAGTTTGCCTCGCGTTCGGCGGCCTTGGCGGCTTCCTTCGCCATGCGATCGTCCCAGGCTTTGGTTTCCTTAACCGCGCGGACGAGGTCGTATTGGGGGAGCTTGTCCGCGGGGACGTTAGCTTTGAGATAGTCGCCGACGTGTTCGAGATATGATTTCAGTTTTGGCAAGCCCGTGTATTGTGCAGCTAGTCCCGACGAAACATCCCATACATCTTCACCAGGTCTTCCATTTGGAATATCTACGTCATCAAAGGACTCTCCAAACTTTCGTCCGTATAAAGCTGTATCCGTAGCATCTTCCCATCGCGTACCATCGGGAAGCTCAATGTCCTTCAACGGATCGGTAGCTGTTCCAGCGTGTTTGTTAAGATACGTTTGTGCAGCTTTACGCGCCCATTGCATTGAAGGATTAGCTTCAATTTCTTCTTTACTCATCACAGCGCGCATGCCAACGCCAAAAGCTTCGTGAGCTCCTGAGAGCGTATCAGCGAGGGGCTCGGCAAAGGATCGTACAGCCTCTGGATGCCACATCCCTCCCTTCCCCTTAATCGCCCCCATCGCGCCCGCAGCCGCCAGCCCCGCTTTCGTCTCGTCATCCAGCTCCGACATCCCCACCGCCGCGACGCCGCCGAGGAGCGCAACCTTCCCCGTACCCGGCCCGTACTCCTTCAGCGCCCTCTGCAGCGAGTCCTTCGCACGGGAGATCTGCGAGCGCACCGTCCCGATCGGCTGGCCCAGCGCGTCCGCGATCTCCGCGTAGTCCATCCCCTCCAGCTCCCGCATCTCGAACGGGCGGCGGAAGTTCTCGGGGAGGGAGTCCAGGGCCTTCGCCATCCGCTGCCCGAGGACGTTGTTCAGCGCGACCGCTTCGGGAGAGCGCCCCGCGAGGGACTCGTCCGCGATGTTCTCGTGAGCCGAAGGCCGTGCCTCATCCCCCTTCCCAATGCCGGGAGTCTCCTCCATATCCATCGACTCAGTCTTCGGCCGGACTTTCTCATACCGCATCCCGGACTTGACCTCGTTCTCGGCAATCCTGTACAGGTACGTCCCGATCGCGGCATCGCCGGCGAAGGAGCCCTTCTCAATCGCGCGGAGTCCCTTCTCCATAGTCCGCTGTACGATGTCCTCAATCTCGACGCCCTGCTTCTCATACTTGCGCAGGCCCCGAGTAAGCTTCGGCACGTTGTCGCGATAGATCTGAGCGGCGGCCGCTTCCCTCGTCGGTCCGCCTTGCTTGAGCATGTCAACCAGACGAACGTCCGGCACGCCATCCAGCTTCACGATCGCGGCTGCGCCTGCCAGGCCAAGGGCTGCGAGCTGTTCATCGTCGAGTTGCTCCTGCAGTGCCCAAGCTGCCGCCCCCGTCCCTGCCGCAATCGCAGGGACCTTGTACGGGTCAAGCACATCCGCAACGGGTCGTGGCCCTGCCGCCGGAGCCGCCTGTTCAATCGGCTGAGTCTTCTCAAACGCCGGCAGTTCTTGCGTCGCCTCGAAGTCCGCCGGCTTCGTCTGCGTAGTGTCCCCTGGCCGGAATTTCTGCGTCCCGGCGTAAGCCGCCGCAAGTTCCTCCGGCGTAAGGTCTCGGCCCTTCTTCGCCGTCTTCATCTCCGAGCGCATCTGCCCGATACGCTGTTTGAGCATCGCCTGAGCTTGGGGCTTCAGCGCCCGTGCGCCAAGGATACCCGTGAACAGATCGACCGCGTTGATGAAGTCCGACGCCGGCATGCCCGAAGCTCCCTCCGCCGCCTTGCCGCCCTTCTCGATCACTTCGCTGATCTTCCCCATTACCCAGCCAACGCCGTTATCCTCATAAGCCTTGACCGCCTCCGGTCCCATAGCTTCCGCAACCTTCTTCCACGGCGTGGCGAGTTCCTCCGGGAACATATCCTTGGCCCGCTGAGCCTTCGGCGCGGAACGGTTCGGGGCAGGCCCGGTCTTGCCGCCCGGTTCCATCGGTACTTGCTTGACCATCTCCCCCTTCGTAGCCGCGCGTTCGGTCAGATACGCTGCGCCGCCGAGGAGGGACTTGCCCAAGCCGGTGAACATATCGTTTAGCTGCGCACCGACCCCGGCGGCATAGCCTGCCATGTCCTTGTAGGATTGCTTGTTTGTCAGGAAGCCGCCGATGTTATCGACTATGCTACCGTTAGCTGCAGGCGGCGGCAAGCCTGTTGCCTCCCCATACTCCAGCGTCTGCGAATCCTTTACCTTGCCAGAGGGCTTTCCCTCCACCGGAACTTCACCGCCAAAGGCCGCTTCGTAAGAAAGTTCGCTCATGTTCAATCCTCCTCATCCGCCGAGCCGCCGACGCCTGCCATACCAGCGCGAAGGTCCTTGCGAATCTCCTCCGCCGTCCGAGGCGCAGGAATGTCTTTCCAGGGTTTGGTACCTGCAACAAGGTCCCAACCAGGCGTTCCGTCCGAGCGCGTAATAAGCCGCGCCACTCGTCCATCCTTGAACGTGTAAGTTTTGCCAGGCACCGCCTTGCTTGGATCGATTGGAGCGTAAGGGGATTGAACAAGTTGCTTCGCTCGCATCTCTTGAAGTTTCGAGGCGTCCGCAAGTTCACGGGAAGCGATTTGACTTGGCGTTCCGTCACCGCCGAGCTTTCTAAGCTCTGTTGTTTGCAGCTTGACCAGCGTTGTCCGTACCGACGCCAGCCCTGCTGACGCCCGTGCCCGAGCTTCCGAGGCCTTCCCCGTAGCGATGTCTTGCTTGTTCTTCTCTTCCTTCAGCGCCAGCTCCTTTTGATCCTTCACCGAGAGGGCGTTGAGGGCAAGGGGAGTCAGCATCCGCTTGGCGGCATTCCAATCCTGGGGCAACCCGTCAATGATCTTCTTGATCCCCGGCGGCAGCTTCGCCCCTTGCTGCGTCGCGAGCAAACGCATCTGCGCATAGCCCTCCGGCGAAGCCAGAGCTGTCTGTGCCATCGTGCCGATCTGATCTGCGAGGCGAGACTCCGCTTCAAGCTGCTGCACCCGCGCTTGCCCCGCGCGGTAAGCCGCCGTCGATTCGTTCTCCTGAACCTTCGCGATCTTCTCCGCCAGGGGCGCGGTCAGTCGCGAGGGTGCGCCGGACGCTACCATGTGGTTGTAGAGTTCAAGCATCGGGTCAGAGACACGAGCGGGGTCGGAGGCCTCCAGGTCCTGTACTGTGGCATCCCGACCTTGCGTCGCGGCCACCTGCTGCGAGACCTTCTTCGCCCGCAGCTCCCTCTCAAACCGATCCATCGCGGCGAGGTCTGCACTCTCCGCACCCCTCGCCGCCGCTTGCCCTTCAAGGTTTGCCGCCTGCGCATTCTTCAGCCGGATGTCCGCGGGAATCTCCGCAAGCTTCCCCATCGTCTCCTCCGCTTGCAGTTGGAGCAAGGCGGTCTTATTCGCCTGCTCCTCCTGCGCGATGAAGCCGATCGGGGCACCGTACATGGCAGTCGCCATATTACCCTCCGATGGCGAGTTTCGCCAGTTGTGCGCGCTGGGCCGGGGTCAAGCCGCCGTTGCCCGCTCCAGCCGTCCCCGCGGCGTAGCCGAGGCTTGCAAGGGCTGCGCTGCTTGCGTCGAAAGCATTGTCGAGACCCTGCACCATTACGCCGCCGCCAGCGCCCGGAGCCACTCCCGCCCCGGCCATGCCGCCGAGCTGAGCCAGTCGTGCGTTGTACCAGTCCGTCGAAGCATTCGCCCCGGCCACGCTCATCGCACCAGAGTCCTGCCCGTACTGCGCATTCGCCCGCTGGGCGCCCATGACGCGGAGCTTGAACGCAGGGTCCGTCGCGGCCACGGCCTCGGGATTGCGCATCAACTCCTGCAACTGCGCATCTGCCAGGGACCGTCCGCCGGAATTGCCCCAGGGATCTGCCGCCATTGCCGCCCGGCGAGCTGCCTTCTTCATCGCCTCGGCATCCATGAGACCCTTTACACCCGAAACCGTAGACATCACTGGCTGAGCCTGTTTTGCAAAATTTGCCAAGGACGACAGGGGACTTGCGCCCGCTCCCAAAGTAGCCGCGCCCCAATCAAGCGCTGGCTCAAACCCCCAATCTAGCGCGCCTGCTCCAAGACCGGCTTCGCCGGCAGCCCCTGCTTCTGCGGCACCTAGGCCAAAGTCTGTGCCGAAACCAAAATTAAGGCCGGCTTCCGCCCCACCTCCGCCAACAAGGCCTCCGAGGACACTCCCTCCTGAGCCGAGACCTTCTGCCAGCGCCGAACCGCCGCCGAGAAGTTCGGCAGCTCCCAAGGCTCCCGCCCCAAGGGCAGCGCCGCCTAACGCGCTACCGGCGCCAAGAAAAGCGCCTCCTGTGAGGCCCCCCGTTAGGCCGGCACCAAGACCGCCAACGGCTAGGGGGCTCAATCCCGCGCCTAGAGCAGTTGCTCCGGCGGCCGCTCCGCCCCCGAAAATCGTCGGGAGAATTTCAAATCCTGTGCACATGATCCATCCTTTTGTGAGAGATAAAACCGGACAGGGTATACCCCAGCCGCTCATAAAACGCTGCCGTTCGCTCGACTTCGATGCCGGTGGATTGGGAAAGATACAGGTCATCCACCGCGTGCTCGAGGGCCCAGGCTTCAATCGCCCGGATTAGTCGGATGCCGAGGCTCGATCCCCTCCACGCCGGGGCGACCCAGACCAAGAGATCCCTCGCACACCGCCGCCGAGGAGCATACCAGACAGGGCCGACCTGGAGAATAACCACGCCCAACAACACCCCATCCTCCACGTGAATCAGGCACTTCAAATGCGGGCTCCGCTCCAGCATATGCTTGACCATCTCCCGCTCGACTTCGACTCCGCGAAGCTCCGGACTCTCCATGAGCAAGGCGTCGATCACTTGATCGATGTACTCAGGGTTGGCGAGCGGGGAGTATTCAATCAGCGTTACCATGCTGGTATGTACCTCGTAACTCCATTGTCGTCGATCGGCACCCACTTGGTAGGATTACCGGCCGCCGGTGCGTTGAGAAGGGTGCCTGCTGCAGCGGCTGCTCCGTTTGCAAGGGTTGTGGTCTTGCGTACTAGATTGTTACCGGCCGTGGTCACATCCGGCAGTGCCGTTCCAAAGGCCGGCACACCCGCGCCATCTGTCACTAGCACCGAGCTGTTCGCCGTTGCAAGTGCAGCTACTGCATTAGCGACCGTGGATACCAGCATCTGATTGATAGCAATGGTCGCAGGAAGATCAATCTTCCCAATCAACTGTGTATGCTGTGCGGTGTTGAGATGGTAATACTGACTCGACGCTCCACCCTGCAGATTACCGAGAAGGTTGTGATCCGCACTCCCCGAGCCGCCGCCGAAGCTCGACAGCACCTGCGCCATGTCCACGAACCACTTGAGCCAGATCGGGCTGAACTGCGCGCGCCCGGTCTTCTCGTCAACGACGATAGGCAGGGCGTAGGTTGGCGGCGGCTGAAATGCAGTAGCCATTACAGGGTCCCGATATCAAGTTGCATCTCCATCGCTTGGAGACGGAGACGTGTGTTGCAGCGATGGCGGATGTGGTAGGCTCGGCGGAGGAAGGTGCCGTTGTTCTCAAGCGTCGGCTTCTCCACGTCCATGTCGATCTCGCGAAAGTTAGACCACGCGGTTGGCTTGTAATCCTCGTCGTTGTAGCGGAGCTGGAGAACACTCCCCGGCGTCCGATCGCCGATCATCTCGAGGATGTTGAGCTGCTTCCGGCGGCGAGTCTCCCCGTCGAAGTTCGGGGTGTAGATGTCTACGGTGATGTAGGCACCGTCGTCGGAGGTGTACGCGGAATTGAACAGGTACAGCTTGCCATTGGTCTGATGCTGGAGAACGCTGCCCGTGTTGGCCAGATAGGTCGAGCTGACGATCGGCCAGTAATTCCCGTTCTCATCCGTCCACTGCGCCCACCGCTGTTCCTTTATGTCGTAGACCAGAGTGAGGTTGTCGTTCAGAAGGGTGAAGCCGTAGAACCGATGGCCGGCGTACTTGAGTCCGAAGCTCCGCACGGCGGTAAGGTCGGCGCCGCTCAGCAACCGCTCCACCGGAGAGGTCGAAACGATCTGCGCTTTGAGCTGATCGACCGTGATGATCTGGGCGGCCGCCGAGCGATTGGTCGCGATCCAGAACAGCGCCCCGTCGATCTCCTGCACGGAGTCTCCGTTCGCGCAGCCGTAGTTGATCTTCGCGCCCTGGACCGGGCCAAGAGGGGAGCCCGTGGGATTGAGGGCGTCGTAGAAGATCTCCGTCGACCACTGACCCATCGCGACGACGTAGACCAACTGATGCGACAGGAATACGCCGCCGTCAGCCTCGATCTGCGCGGTGATCCGGTTGAGGATGTCACTCCAATCCGTCGGGTCGTTCAGGGTAGCGCAGCCGCGGATGCTCGCGTTGGCGTCCATGACGTAGGTTGTACCGTCCAGGTATGCCCATCCCTTGACACAGGTCGTCGGGAAGTTGTCCACCCCCGCGGGAATCTGGACGATGCCGGCGCCTGCGTCGTAGTTGTACGAGGCGACTCCATTCCCGAACTGCATCCGCGGGGTAGCGCCGACGCACTGAGAGAACCGATACATCCCGCCTGTCGTGTCCAGGACGCCGGTGAGGGCCACTCCATTTTTATACATCGTCGCGCCGAAGATGGAGTAGATGTCCCCCAGCCAGTTGAACACGCCATAGCCCGAACCGACCTTCGTCGTCCCGGTTTGCAGCAATCCCGGCCGCTTGTACACGAAGATCTTCTGTTGCGCCTGATCGACCTCTACGTAGGCGTTTACCAGCCGTGCATCCTTGGCCGTATCAGCATCGCGATTCTCTGGCCCAACGACCAGCGGAAACCGCGGCGGCTGTGCGACGGTTTGAGCTTGCGGCATTACACAAACCTCCCCGACATGCCGTGACCTTGCTGGCTGACCGTGAACCGCGTGGGTGCGTCCTCGACATCCCAGTCCTCAAGCATCGTGCGGTAGGCAAGGGCGCGTTGCTGGCAACGATCCATGATGGCTTGGGGCTGGCCGGTAGCCAACTCGTCGGCAAGACCCCATCGGAGGGCAATGCGCCACTCGAGTGGGAAATTCATCGTCTCGGTAAGGTTGATGAAGTTGGTGACCTGAGTTTGCAGAACAAGGTGGCCGGTGCCGGTGGCGGCAGTCGTGTCCGGGGCAGGCCAAAACAGAACGCTGAGTCGGGTCGCTTCCTTGTTAACGAAGTAGCTGTTCACGCTCCCGGATTGATTGACCGTGCTCAGGCGGACGTAGTCGGCCCAGGCGAGGGGAGTAAGGGGCCGACGTACTCCGTTCACATCCGCGTAGTACGCTTCAACCACCCGCAGGGGCTTCGTCATATCCACCGTCCCGCCCGGACCCAGTGTATACGTAGCCGTCCCTGCTACCAGCGTAATGCTCGTATCTACGTTCAGCCACAACTTCAACCCCTGCGTCTGCCAGAGGTTGATCAGGTCCGTCAACTTCCGCATCCCCATGACGATCTGCTCGCCATTGACGGTCTGCCCTACGCCGATCAAGCCAGCGTCGAAGTAAGCATCTTGAAGGATACTAAGAGGGTTATTGTTGGAAGGAGCGGTCACAATAATACCTTTAAGAAGAACTTAAACCAGTTCCGCGACTAAAACCTGTTCCAAGTGTTAAACCGACGCCAAAGCTAAAACCTGAACTGCCGCCTGCGGGCGTGCTACCAAACTCGATCGCCCCTATATCGTACCCAGCGCCAAACAAAGGAAGATTTCCGGCGTAATCCTGAACGATGCCTGTGTAACTGTAAGGCGCCGCGGTGAGATCAAGACCTGCATCGACTACCGGAGAAGCTATCGAAGTTGGCGTCACATTCCCAAAGCCAGCTATCAGCGCGGGATTGTTGTAGATTACTTCTGTCGTTGGAGCTACCAACGCCGGGTCACTGCTTAGGTTGCCGCTGACGGTTGCTGCTGCTGTATCCCACGCTGCCAACGTACTGTAGGTTGCCCCAAACCACGCAACCTGAGAAGCTCCGGTGAAGGGAAAAAACGTGTTGTTTGAGAAGTACGTGTTTGCTGCACTGCCAGATGCTGCTGGCATGTTGACGAACTTGACGCTGTTTGATGCTGCGTAAAAAATGTTGTTGTAGAACCTGAAGTTCACGATCAACGTGGCAGGGTAGACCGAATCGTAACACACGAGCGCAGTGCCCGCTGTGGTTGATGACTGAACGAACACGTTGTTGTAAACGAAGCACCCGTCCTGGTCATCCCCAAGCACCGCGAACGACCCCATGTGATCCTTGGCGCAATCTTGAACCACGTTGTATCGGAAGGTGTTATTCCTCCAGAGAGCAATCCCAGCCGGCTTCGTGCCAGCTAAATACGCGTAGGTTCCGAGACCAGCACCGTCGCAGTCATGGATGTAATTGAATTCCACGACGCAGTCCTGAGATCCCGAGTCCAAGTTAATCCCCATACCGTCACCGCTAATCCGGCGCATGTTATATATCTCATTGTGTGCGATTACGGCATTTCGAGTATCTCCCCACACGAACACCCCACAAGAGGCTCCGGAGGACAGAGCGGCAAAATCATGGCACAGGTTGTATTGAATGATGGGCGCGCTCGCGTAGGATAGAACAATACCAAAGCACTGTTGATAACTGCTGACTGGTTCATCAAGGTTGTAGATGTGATTACCGGTCATCACAACATCCAGCACCCATGTGTAGTTTACGCCCGTGATGGTCTGGAGCATCCCCAGGCAGATAGCCCGATCCCAAACAGTATGGATGCTGTTGTTGGTGTAGTTGATGTAGCGCAGCTTTGGAGAGAGTCCTGCCACCTCGGTGCGCTGCTGAATGGCCCGCTGACCGTTGGATATCTCGCAGCGGTTGATAGTGAAGTTCTCAAGAGTCACTCCGGCGGCAGAGCTAGTCATGTGATGGTGGATCAAAAACTGCGTGGTCGTTGCAGGTCGATCACCAGCGCCAATGATCCGCAGATTATCCAACTTGATTCCACCGCAATTGATGCTTCGGAAAACCGCCGTACTGGTGGGGGACGTTACGGTCAAAATCGGACGTCCGGTGCCATAACTGGTCAACGTAATGAGATCAGCCAAAAGAGACCCCGTGACTCCATCTGCAAGAGTCAACGCACCTATGAAGGTGTCACCGCCATTGAAATGGTAGGTGGCCCCACGAACCCATCCCCATGCCTCTATCTGGGCACTCGTCTGCCAAGGAGTGAGGGTAGTCGCACCATTGGCCGAGTCACTACCAGTAGCACTCAGATAGTAATCGTGGGAGTCACATTTGTACGTGACAGGAACTGCGGATAGCGCACTGTTGTTGCCCGTTGCTCCTATGGTGGTTCCACCATAGGCCGATGGAGTAAAAGTGGCAGTCGCGCTCAACGTGCCAGCATTGAGCGTCAGGGTTGCCGGCGTCCAGGTCCCGGGCAGTGAACTGGTGGGGGTGACTATGGTATCCCCAGGCAAAGGATCGAAGATGCTGAAAGTAAAGTTCTGACTTGCCGATCCGCTAAAACCGCGGGCTGGATTTGGGGCCACCACGGACAATTGCTGGGACTGCATCATCAACAGAAGAAAACCACCAGCTGCTAGTTCAAGTCTGCTTCCGCCGCCAGAGTTAAGGAGTAAGTAACTCATGAGCTAACCTAGACCTGGTAGTGACCAGAGAGGTTGATCGTCGTCGCGTTCAGGAACTCCGCATTCGTGAGGTTTGGCGAAGAACCCGTCCCAGTCATACCAAGATCAACTACCGAGGCTCCAGGCAGAACTCGAGCCTGCACCCCACCGGAGAGTCCTGAGAGTGAAAGTGCTCGCACTGCAAAACACTGCACATTGCCTGAGGTTGCCTCAGCAGGAAAAGGAAGCCCCGTGACGACTGCCGCCCCGACAGATGACCCCTTGTTGGTCAGGACCACCGCGAGATTGAAAAACACGCGGCTGCCAATGCGCATGTAGCGACCAATCTGAGTTGCGTAAGTTATGCCCACAGACGCACCGCCAAAGGTGATGGCGGGCGTAAATGAGCCCTCCGTAGCCAGAGGGACCCGCCGATCAGCGCCCGCTCTATCGACTAGTACTTGATCACCGGAGGCAATCTGTACACCGTCGGTTTGATCTGCAATTGTTCCATCAGCCATAACATTTTCTCCGGTGAGTGTGCTTTAATCTATCTATACTATAAGGCCGCCGGTGAGTACTTTTTCGTCCGTTTAACCAACCTGCCGCACGTCGAGGGTTACAAAACCGCTCGCGTAAGTGGTAACAGCCAAACGACACGCCGTAGGGGGATAGGCGTAATTGCCATCCGCCGAGGCGGTCTTTGCCGACATTTCACTTGTTTCAGCTACACGCGCTGTCCAAAGATTAGAAGCACCTTTGGCAACAGAAGTAATGCCAGAATCGGGCACCGTCACAGTGTAATTATTTGCATCCACCACACTCGCGACAGCTAAGGCTGTGTTGAACGGAGCGGCAGCATCCATCTGGGTCCAATCACCTACTGACAAGCCGTGATTGGTCTTCGTGATCGTACCTGTGGTAGTCGTTCTGCTGGCCGACCACTCTTTTGTAGGCTCGTACAATGGGTCACTGGTGTGCTGAACACTGTATGTGAGAGATGCCCCGGAAGAAATCTTTGCCCCAAGGGCAACGCCGAAATTTCCCTTCGGCATCCGATTAATATTCAGCCACGGCGAGAAGCCCACCGCGCTGAGGGTAACTCGTTGAGGACGCATGGCGGGCTCCTTCCTTAACGCTCAAGAACGTAACGAACGTAGTCGACGTGACCTTCGGTCGTCGCTGCGCTGCCGTTGCGGAAACCGACGAAGGGGGCCAGGGCTACGCCGGTCGGGATCGTTGTGGAAGCCTGGGCCCAGGTCAGGGCAAGGGCGCCATCGACGTAACCGCGGAGGGTGTAGCCGTCGAAGTAAATGCCGAGAACGTGCCAAGTGTCGTTGCTCAAGGACTTCGTCCCGGTCTCCGCAGTGGAGCCGGAATTGGACTTGTCAGACAACATCTTGACCGTAGCGCTGCCGTCGAGGACACCGAAGGCCACCAAATCGGCGGCGGTAGTGGTCCAGATGTCTTCCGGGTTCACCACGGCGGTGAGGGCGGACAAGCCGAACTGCACATCGCTGTCATCAGCAAGCTCCGTCTGGAAACGCATCTCCATGAAAAACTTCTTGCCGGCGGTGAGCTGGATGCACTTCTCGCCGTAGAAGCATGCACCCTCGGTCGCTCCGTCCGAGTCGAACAGAAGGACGCCGGAGGCGCCGAGGCTGCCCGCGGTCGTGTCGGTGACGACAGTAGCGCCCACATCGATCACGACAGCATCCCAGCCAAGGGGGAGATTCGATCCGACGGGACTGACAAAGTCATCCATCATCACGACAAATTCTGCTGAGTTGATCATGCCCATGTTTGCGCGGTAGGGATATGTATTCGTGCGCGCGTGGACGATCGACTCGGTAAGACCTACACCATTTTGACTCATGATTTAACCCTCCAACAGTTAAAACGAAATGGGCGCGGATTACGGAATTATAATCCGCGCCAACTAACCCAGCCCAGGTTTAAGGGCCGTTGCTGCCGTAGATTCCACGGGGGTCCGTGCAACCCATCGAGAAGCGCATGTACGCAGCGGCTTTGGCATTTTTTGTGTCGAAGTCGTTGTCCTGGTCGAACATCGGCTCATCACGCCAGAAGAACGTCATCCCCTCCGGGCAGTTCGTGCGAACGAACCACGGGCCGGCGGAGGTGAAGTAGTGGTTCATCTTGATGCCCTTGGGGAAGGCGTTGGTCGCCTTCAGGACATTGATGTTGTTGTTCGCAGTGTCGGATTGGAGCACCGAGCCCAGAATCCGATTGGCGTTGAACCACTCCTGGCGGGACACGTGCAGCGACTGGGGCATCAGGTTGATCAGCTGCCCTGTGTCGTTCTGCGCGCCCATGATCTGGATGCAGATGTCTTCCAGGGACGACTCGGCCAGGTCGGCCGCCGGGGACAGGGCGTTGCTGTAAGTACCGCCGGTCGCGTTGACGTGGGCAGTGGAACACAGCGCGGCACCGTCGCCGGTGGTGAAGCTGGTCGTCGCGAAGGCCGTGTTGTACGGAATCGTGGAAACCAGTTCGACCGTCTGACGCATCGAGAAGGCGTTCGCACGAGCACGGCGCGTGGCGACTTCCTTGTACAGGTTGTCGCGCAGCTCCTCGAACGTGACGATGTAGCCCAGGGCGTACGCGATGTGCGTGTAGGTCGTGACCACACCTTGCGCTTCGCCGTCGTAGGTGACCGGCGCGCCCTGCGGCTTCACGACCGCGTTGGTGAACGGGGTGACTTGCACGGCCTGTTCATAGGCCTTGTCCGAGGTGCGGACGTCGTAGAGGTCCGTGTACTCGGTCGCATGCTCGTCGTAAACCTGACCCCACGTCTCGTAGACGCCGGGCCAGAGCAGCTTCGGGTGTGAACCCGTATTGATAACTCCACCTGCCATGTTGTTCTCCCGTTAGACGCCAGCGGCGCCGGTGCCGTGTGCCAGTTCATGCACGTTGATCTGAACCAGATGCTTGGCGTAGGCGCCAAACTCGTTGTCAGGGCGTTGGACCAGGCCCATCAGCCGAAGCTGCAGGGTGGCGGTGTTGGCCGGCGTGGCGCCAGTGGCCGAACGGAGCTGCCAGCCGGAAGTGAAGCCATTGCCCGCGGCGATCACCGGGATAGTGTTCAGGCCGATTTCGGTCGCAGCCAGGGCCGTGCCGTTCGACTCTTCCTGGATCTCGAACAAGACGTTCGGGTCATCGACCACTGCCGCGTACCAGACGCTGGGGTCCGAGGCGGGGCGGTAGGTGATGTCCAGGTTGGACGGGTTGAAGAGGCCGCCGGGCGTCTTGCCCAGGCCTACGATGACGCCACGGAGGGCGCCGGTTGCTGCGCCCAGGATCACCCCAGGCAGGCCTTTGGCATCAGCCGTTCCGCTCGAGATGACCGGATCGCCGATGTAGAGTGCGGTGCCGTAGCTGGCCGCGATTGAGTAGAGACGCGCTTGGCCGTTCCACGGAGCACCGTTGAGGTACTGCCGAGGAGTGAAGCCTGACGCGCGGTTGGAATTTGCCATGAAAAACCTCCGTCGTTAGGGACAGTCGCTTACGCGACCTTGCGTTTGAAAAAATCCGGGATCTTGGTGCGGTTGCGGTCAACGTAGCGATTGCTCGCGTCCTGACCTCCCGCATCCTGTGTCCCGCCGAGCAGCGAATTGACCACCTGGTCGTTCCGTTGCTCTACCAGTTTCTGATCTTCCTCGTACCACTCTTGCTTGATTTTCATGAGGACCAACCGAACCGGCTGACCATCGCGCCCTATCTCGGAGCCTGCAACTACACTGACCCGGCTCCCCATGTCAGTATTGCCCGTGCGGGTGGAAGTCCCGCCCAGGCCCACGTCATTCGTAGACGTTTCCGTCTCTTCCACGAACTCATACCCGCCCTCCAGGGCACGGCCCAGCCGCTCGGGGGTGCCGGTGAACCAGTGCAAGTGATACCCCGGCAGGTCCGGAACGGACAGCTTCTGCACCGGCACGCTCATCGGGATGCGCTTGCGCTCCGGAGCGGCGCTGCGATTGGAGGGATTAATGGGTTTGATTTCAGACATGATGATTATCCTTGGAAATACAACTCGGCGTAACGCTTACGCCAATCTTCGATGGTTTTGTAGCGCTTGCCATTGCCGACGAAGGCCTTGGCTTCAGCGTCACAAGCGGCCTTGGCGTCGGCGGGAAGGGCAGCAAAGCCTTGACGCCCGCCAGGGCGGGAGACGCCGGTGTCACTTCCGCGCGCACCTTCGACCTTGCTCTCAGCAGGCTTGCCGCCGTTGAGGGTCGCTTCGACTTCCTCGCGCACCTTCTCGTAGAAGGCCACGCCGGTCAGTTCGGTGCCAGAATCGCGGAGTTCCTGGGCCACGCCGAGGGCGAGGGCAGTCTTGCGCTTGTCAGTGCCGAACCAGGGATTGGCGGCTTGCCATTCCTTGAGGTCGGGAGGGACGACAGCAGCGGCGGGGACAGCGGGCTTAGGCTCGGGCTTCTTCGCGGGCTCTTCCGCCGAGGCAGTTTTGAGCTCGATCATCAAACCAGTGATCTCCGCGATAGCGGCATGGTCGCCATTCTCGTGCGCAACGGCCAAGCGATCGATGAGATCCTTATGCGCCTTCTCCACCGCCTTCTGCGTAGCGACGGTGTGGCGTTCCTCGATCTCTTCAAGGGCCGTGGTGGCGCGAGCAAGGGCGGCTTGGGTTTCAGCCTGGCTCGACTTCAGCGCTTCGAGTTCACCCTGCAGTCGCTGGTTCTGCGCGCGGACGATAGGCAGCACTTGCTCACCCCGAGCCACGTACTCCTCGGCATCGACGAAGCGCTCCGCGTCCCCCCGGTAGCGGGAGGGCGGAATCCAGCCCATCTTCTCGGCCTTGGCTTGCACCTCTGGCGGGGCGGCGGATTCGATCACAGTGGTGCCGTCGCTCATGATCCGTCTCCTTCGTCCACGATCGCGCAGAAGATGTCACGGTCATTGACCAGGCGATACATCTTCCCATCCTTCGGCCCCTTGGCCATGAAGCCGGCGTACTTGGTCACGAGGACCTTGTCGCCGGGCCGGGCCCGGGGAGTGCGCTCGTCGTACCACGCTTGCGGGCCCGTGGCGATCACGACCGCGCGAGAGTCAACCATGTCCATCCGGCCCTTGACGGAGTCAGGAATCTCGATCAACGCACCCTTACGCTCGGGCTCGTAGGTTTGGATCAGAACCGCAACCCCGCGAGGGTCCAGTCCGCTTGTGTTTTCAATCATCGCTCATCTCCGATACATACTGCTCGTAGGTTATTTCCATGACAAAGGCGTATCCCCTGCACGTTCCTAGATTACCTACATTCACTAGGATTGTTCCGTCTTTGGAGTAGTCGGTAAACGAACCGCCCTCCCACTCCTGGCGCAGCGCTTCCCGTTTTGCCGCGAGGATCTCTCGCAGAGCGATTGTACCGGGATGCTGGAGCCAGGCATTGAATTCTTCCTCGGTCAGGACGGGGCGGCTCATTTCGAAGTCTCCGCGGCCTTGGCCAGTTGTTTCATGCCAAGGTCATGCTTGGACTTGATTTCGGCAGCTTTGAGCACCGCGTTGATGCGGTTGGTAAGCTCGTCGCTGCGGGACTTGGCCAAGGTAAGCTGGGCGTTGACCGCGGCCACCTGAGCATATTGCTGCTCCGACTGAGCATTGGCGGCGGACTCCGCGGCGGCGGCTTGGAGCTGCATGATCTTCGCGTTGTTGAGGCGTTGCTCCTCCATCAACTCGGCGATGAACTCTTGGGCACGGGCCTGCAGTTCCATCTGGAAGCGCTGGTTAGTGTTCTGCTCCTTGACTTCCTGCAACGCAACCTTCGGGTCCTTCGGCGGCGGAAGGCCCTCGGTGCCAGTGAAGATCTGGTCAATGTTCTCCACGTGCATGGCCTTGAGCAGATTCCGTTCGGCAGCATCGCGGTTGTAGCCAGGCACCGACATGGCGCGCGTAGCGACAGAGCCGGCAAGCTGCAACCGCATCGTCTCGCTCGTCACGTGAGGGTCGGCCACTGGCTGAATATCGTCCTCGCCGCCAAGGTAATCCACTCGCGTAGCGCCACCCACGGAGGGGATGTCCAGCGACATGAACATACCATTGAGCCGGTACAGCTTCTGGAACTCTTCCTTCGACGCACGCCAGATCCGCTTGAAGATCGCAGTGTAGATCTTCTGCCCCATTTCCACCATCGTCTGCGTGGTCTGGGCGGGGGTATTCTGGCCCGGGTTCTCCCCGACCGTGATGTCCGTAGTGCCGCTGACACGCGAAGTGTAGTTGATTAGGAGACTCAAAAGCTGGAACAGCACATCCGAGGGCGCGTTCACCGGGAGGGGGAAAATGGACTTTCTGAGGTCGTCCCCTGTTGCGTCGACGCGCTTCCACTCGAAGGGAGAGAAGCTCTGCACTCCGCCACGAATCTTTGCGCCGCGCGCAAGGAAACCACCGGCCGTGGTCTGCATGGTCCCAGCGTCGAGAAGCATGTTGACGAGGGAATTGACAGCCTCATTAAGTGGCCCAAGGAAGACCCCGAAGCCGATGTCATAGATGCCTCCGTCAGGGGAAGGAATGAAAGTCTTCTTGGTGAAGTACTCCACCGGGCGAATGCGGATGATCTTGCCTGCGCGCGGCCCGGCGACAATCCGCTCGATGGCCTTGACAGAATCAAAGCGCGTGACGATGCGGACGACGTAGCTCGAGTTCTTTTCGAACGTGATGATGTAGGGCTCGGCGTAGCCGTCGCCGTCCAGGTCGAGGTCCGCATGCTGCTCGTAGAACATGAAACTGGACTCTTCGTCCGGGCGGCTGGGGGTGAGGCCCTGGCGGCGATCCTGCTCCCGCTTCGCTTGCGAGACCTCAACGGGCGGAGCTTGCTGATACCAGGACTCCTCAAGGCAATCCCTCCAGATCCCCCGCATCACGGACTCGTAGATCTCGTTACGGAATTTCGGGATGTGATGAGTCTTGCGCGGGCACTGCTCGACGGACTTGGACCAGTAGTTCAGCGTGAGGTCCTTAGCAAGAACGAGTTCGCTGACGTTGTGGCCAAGGCTGGGGGAGTAGTAGGTCTTCTTGAAGTTAGTCCCCACAATGGAGACATTCAGAATGGCCTTGTCCTCCTGCTCTTCCCAGGGCTTGTCTTGGTACAGCAACTGCCAAGACATATGGGTCGAAATGCGCTCGGCACGGGCAGCAAGTTGCCCATCCGGGTCCGGCCCGAACTGAGCGACCTTTACCACCTGCGACCCATTCACAATGGCAGGGTAGGCGCGCGCGTGGAACTGCATCGCAGCGATCGTCACCAGCGGGAAGGCGACATTGGCACAACCCTCCCACGGGAAGGTCTTAGTCTCCTGCAGTTGCAAGGCGAGGTTCATCCCGGCTTCATTGCGCTTGAGCCAATGCCGGCGAGATTCCTCGTCTCGCTCGAAGCCCTCCTTGCAATAGATCCCAATGCGCGTGAGGTCCTCGTCGCTGAAGCGATCGCAGAGGTTCGGCGATTGAATCGCTGCCTCGTTTAAGACCAGGTGTTCGTCAAGTTGCAGCATCAGTATCCAGTCACGGCCGAGCGGCCTTCACGAGGGGCGGCCTTGCGAGAATTCCAGAATCCACGTTCGAATTCCACTTCCTCTTCAGTGAAGAAGTCCTCTTCCTCGATCTGCGGCATGCGGTCGAAGCCGAGACTGAGGAGGGCGGCGGAGTCGAATTGATCGTCGAGCGTGGCCTGGGCGATGCCGGTGAAGCGGAGATTCTCCTGTTCAAACCCAGGATACCACTCGCCGCGCTTGTCGAAGCGGCACTGGCCAGCACGCATACGGCGCTGGTACGAGCGTCCGCGGGTAGCTTTGTCCTTGATCGAAGGCACCGCTTCGATATTGATGCGGATGTCGCGGACTTGCATCTCACGGTAGACCATCGCGCGAACAGCCTTCCAGATAACCCCATCCTCGACCCAGAAAACTTCCGGATTCCACCGCACTTGGATGGAAAACATCTCATCAATCCACTCGACCGTGTCCCAGCGACCGACGCGCTGGTCGATGTAGTGGAGAAGATTGTTGACATCCTTCCCTCCGACAGTGAAGGAGGTCCGGTTTGCCTTATCTGCCTTCGAGACCGCGAAGTCGGCGGAGGCACAAACCACTTTCTCGGAGTCATAATCATCCTCCGACATAGGTATGAAATCGCCCTTACGCAGGAATGCGTCCGAGTGATCAAGGGGATTGTTCAGGAACTCTTGGGAGTAACCGGCCGCGTCGTTGTCCTCGATGAACTCCTGACGACGCTGGCGCAGCTGCTCCTCACTCCAACGCTCGGGCCAGAGGATGGCGGAAAAGTCATCAAACCCGGCGTGAGCGGCATAAAACTTGTGCTGCCATGTGCGGTTTTTGCGGAGACGAGAAAGGAGAGCGTCCTCATGCAGGATGGTGCCGTGGACGCGGATCTTGCCGGACTTGGACAAGGCCTGCTTCGCAGCACGGAAAAACCAGCGACGGAACTTGGCGCGACGGTCGGGATTTTCAACCTGCTCGTCGTCCTCCATGTCGTCGCAGACCAGCAAGTTGGGACGCTTGCCCTTCCACAGCTTGCCGCGGATACGCTGTTCGGCACCTTTGGCCAGAATACGGAAGCGATAGCCGTCGCTCAGCTCGCAGATGATGTCGGGACCGGACACCCGGACGAACTTCTTGATCTTGAAAGCCTCGCGAAGGTCTTCATTCTCGACTAGTTCCTCGACCACGTTGCCGAGTTGCTCAACTGCGTTCTCCTCCGTCGAACCGACCAGGATAATGTAATCGCTGACGCGGAAAAGGGCCTCGGCAAGGATGTAAACCGTGGTCAAACTGGTCGATTTTGCGTGATCTCGCGGCGCTATGATCATGCAGGAGGGCGCGGGGGAGGTGTAAAGCTCCCAAGCTTCGCGGTGAAACTGCGGCGTTGGACGTGCGTCGTCGAAGCGAGGGGAGATGAACGTCCCCGCAAAGGCCTCGATGAGGTCCGCGCTCAACGTGACAGCGCCTGGATTCACATTCCCTCCGGTGTCATGGCCAAGAATCCGCTCAACTGAAGGGTTTGGCCCAAGGACGTGGTCACTTCCACCGTCACCAGGTACGTCACCCCCTCCGTGTTCCCTTCAGCGGCGACTGTAACAATCGTGCCGCTGGTCGAGGGGGAGCCAAGAGTCGCCGTTGCGGCTGTGGCGCCGGAGTAGACAGCGTAGCTAGCGACAGCAGAGCTGATTGTTTCGCCGATCGCGAGGTCGGAGATGAAGTCGAACGCGAGGTTCCGTGTTTCGCCGACATGCGCGCTCCTGAAGGTAATGCGATTCATAAGTTGACGCCTCCCTGACCCAAACACGAGCCGAAAGGACCTCGGACAGAGGAGGCTGCGGCGGAAAGGGAGGCGTCGATCATTTGCGTTTTGCGGGAGCGCGGACCCGAACCTGGCGTGGTTTGCTGGGCAGGGGTTGCTGGCGCCCTTTCGAGGGTGCGCCTGCCGGTGCGCGGTACGGTGCGCGCCGGACAATGCTCGCGGAGAGGGGGCCTTCTGTCGCGGCTTGGTTGGCGTTGGCGGGGGAGTCAGCTGCTGGCGTGGCAAAACAGCCCTGCCTATCGGGGAAGGCCTGGTCAGCCGCCGGAGACATTTCCAACTGGGGAACATCCAACAGCCGGGCGGCCGGGCCAACTGAACATCCAAACAGCCGAACATCCAAACAGCCAACAGCCGGAAGCCCAAACAGCCGAACAGCCGAATACCGAACAGCCGGGGACAGGGACGCTTGCATCAGCAGGCCCCTGCCATCCGCTTGTGCTGGTTCACCGGCTCGGCGGGGGTCGGAGCGAACTGCTCGCGCTTGGGGTTGACCTTCATCAGGTTGCGGTCCACGAACTTGTTTCGTTCATCGTTCGCGCCCTTGATGGGAGACTTAACGGGCTTCGAGTACTTCGACATGTGGGAGGACTCCTTGGCGGACCTGGGATTGGAGGGCAATGAGGCGGGTGGCGAGCTGCGCGAGGTGATCGGCGGCCGGCGGCGGGGGTGGAGGGGCGTTGCCGCCGACTCCAAGGGCCTTGGCGCCGAGTTCCACCGCCTTGAGGACGATCTGATCGGACACCTGGGGGGCCTCGAGCTTCTGCTGCAGGCGTTCGAGGGAGAGGCGGGTGATGCCCTCGAAACGCTCGGTGATGGTGGCGGTGAGGACGGGGTCGACCAGCTCCGTGCGGCGGGCCGCCAGGGCTGACTTCCACGCGTCCGAGGCCATGACGTTGCTGACCCAGCTCTGCGTGTAGCCGTAACGAGCGGCGAGTTGGCCCTGAGTCACGCGCGGGTTGGCGATGATGTAGTCGATCATGTCCCGGTGGGAGTAGCCGACCTTGTCAAGGACTCCCATCGTCGCGGCGTGCGAGGGGGCGGCGGGCGGCTGGGCCAGTTCTTGCCCCGTTCCGAGGAGCTCTTCCACATTCCCTGAATCAATCATCGCGGCATCCCTTCTTCCATTAATCTGTCCGATCCCACGTTAGACGTGGCCCAGGGGGCGGCGGTTCCCGGGCGCTTGCGCCGCGTGCCGCTGACCTTCGCGCGCAATACGAGGGCATAATTCGCGCGGGATTCAAAAAGTGGTCCAGTAGAATCTGGTGGATTAGCGAATTTTCGCGGGGCCTTGGATTTTCCCCCCCACCGGCCTGATTCGTGTGTAGCTTTTTGGCCACAGTGGCGCCGGTGCGACAGGCCGGCGGACCGTTGCGCTGCAGCAACACAAGCCCACTGGCTCA